GAATGACTTTAGTACTTGTAATATACCTGTTACAGATGCAGGTGCTGGTTATTAATGTTCAAATTTAAAATATGGAAAATAGAGATACAGATAATACCACCAAAAATAACAATCAAGCTATGAGCTATGATGATGTGGTAGAACAGATAGAAGCTATTAGTATAAGGTTTGAATCTTATAGTGATTACCCTCAAGCTGCAACAAACAATGCAAAAAGGGCGATTAAATGGAAAAAGGAAAATGGCAGTTCTTGTGGAACTAAGGTGGGCTGGACAAGAGCTAACCAGTTGGCAAATAGAAAACCTATAAGTAGAGATACAATAGCAAGAATGGCATCATTTAAAAGACACCAACAAAACAAAGATGTTCCATACTCTGAAGGTTGTGGGGGTATAATGTGGGATGCGTGGGGTGGCTCTAGTGGTATTAACTGGGCAATAAGTAAATTAAAACAAATAGATAACGAATAATAAATAAATATGGCAGATTTAACAGTAACAATTAACGAGAGTGTAACAATTAATGGTTCTTTAAGGGGATCATCAAATGCAATAACTGTAACAGGTATTACAGACACATTTGAAAGAGTAGTAACTTGTCCAGCCTCAGCAACATCTACAATAGCAACATTTGCTTCTAATGTATATGATAGTGCTGGTGCGATTGACAAAGAGAATGTAAGGTATATAAGGGTAACTAATTTATCAGATACAGCAGATTGCGAATTAGGTGTAGCTGGTGCAGCATCAAATTATACAATACTATTACCAGCATTAAACTCACACATTATAGCAAGAGCTGATGATGTTATGGTGGCAGAGGCAGATGCAGTTCCTAGCTATGGCTCTTTAGCTGATTTAAGTAAGCTAGAGGTTAGGCCAACAGCAAGCACTGATACAGATGTTGAAATCTTTGTTGCTTCTGTGTAATGGTTATAGAAAGGATAGAAAGATACTTAAATAGCTTTGGCAGACAGGTTGTTGCAGATTCTAAAGCCTTGTTACAAAAAGACAAAGGCAATACAGCTTTAGGCGAATCTATAAGGTTTCAAGTTGTAAGAACAGCAACAGGGTTTGACACTATGTTTTTTATGGAGGACTATGGAACTTATTTAGATGAAGGTGTTTCAGGTAACCAAAAAGAAGTATACTATACTGACTATAAAGGAAAGAAAAGAATAAGTCAATACAAATACACAACCAAACAACCACCAGCAGGAATCATAGAAAAGTGGATCAAAAGAAAAGGTATAAAAAGCGACAACAAAAGTGACAGATCATTTGCTTTTGCAATAGCTAGGAGTATTAAAAAAAGAGGTATAAAAAGTTTAAGTTTCTTTCAGCAACCTTTAGGTATTGGCTTAAAACAATTAGATGAAAACTTTTTAAATGAAGTTGCAGCAGATATTAAAAGTTATTTAAT